CATGCAATTTAAAGTCGTGAATCCGGCGCTCGTCAGTGAGCGTGAATAGCGCATTTACCAAAGCTTTGTCCCCCCGATTCCATTCGTCGAGGAATAAAACAGAACAACCTGACTCCTCCGCATCCTCATTTAACCGCACCAGCCATCTGGGGGGTATAAAATCGAACGATTCCCCGTCTCCCGTAAACATGATCATCGAGATCTCTTCTTGGGTCATGTGCCCAAAGTTGAGCATCTTCACGACCCCGTCTTTTTCAGTAGCCCATTGCTGTACGATGGGTGTTTTTCCAATACCCGTTTCCCCAACTAAGCACACTGTAAGCCGTGTGGGCATAGCCCACACTACGTCGAGCACCTTGGGTATCATACCGATACTCGTAGGGCGTACCCCGAGCTTCTCCCAGGGATCGACCATGTCTTTCTTGTCACTTGCCATAACATTCCTTAGCTAGCATACTCACAGCTGTTGACCTACTCTATTGCTGCCCAATGACCCCGACCTTAAACACTTATACCATTGAAAATACCCGTTATGCGTACTCTACCATGGGCATCCTCGGGCCTTGGCTAAAGCATTTTAATGGATGACTTAGCTGTCACCCGAACTGAGTGGGTAGAGACGCTACTGTGTCTTGATGGGAATCCATTCTCATTAGAGGATTATCCCTTTTACAACCAAATCTACAATAATAGTTATGATGCGACTCTGTTAAAAACAGCTCGACAGGTAGCCAAGAGCACAACGCTATCTAACTTCCTAATAGCGGAGGCCTGCAGCACTCCACACTGGAGAAGTCTATTCATAGCGCCGAGTCAAGAACAGACCACTAAGTTCTCACAGACTCGCCTGGGTAAGACCATCTTCTACTCCCCTGAGATACGCCGCAGGTGGGTTTCCAAGGATCTATCTAGTCGTGTTTACATGAAAATGTTAACTAACGGAGCAGAGATCGCATTTTCATACGCCAGTGATAATCCTGACCGGGTGCGAGGAGTATCCGCTGACCGCGTTGCTTTTGATGAAGTACAGGATATTCTGTATGACGAAGTTATCCCCGTCATAGTCGAATGTATGGCTAACTCTGATTACGCGTACGAGACTTATTGCGGCACTCCAAAGTCCATGGAGAATACGATAGAATCGTTATGGCAATGGAGCTCCCAGACTGAGTGGGTCGTTAAATGTGACGCTTGTAACCGCCATCAATTTTTTGTTGACGATAAATGTATGGGCAAGCTAGGCCCTGTCTGTTTAAATTGCGGCGCCTACGTTAACGTACGCAATGGTGAGTGGATCGACATGCATGTCTATCCCCCAGACTTTGACGGAAAACGAATCAAGGGGTTCCATATCCCTCAGGTAATTCTGCCAAAAAATTCCCCAGCCTCCATGCCGCGTGACGCAAGATCTCAGGAGTTAGCAGGAAGACGTTGGCGGCGCATTATTGAAAAGCATGCGGTTTACCCTACTGCAAAATTTAAAAATGAAGTGATGGGTGTCTCTGATGCCATAGGTACCAGATTAGTATCCAAGGAGGAGTTAGAAGCGCTCTGCCTCGACTATGAAATTACGGAGTACCCTCCTAACACCTTAACACTGGGCAACCTACGTGGCGTAGTAGCAGGAGTAGACTGGTCGGGCGGAGGTATGCGCGGCAATTCTCGCACAGTCCTATGGATCTGGGGTATTTGTGCTGGGGGGCAACAACACAATTTTAAACTTAGAACTTTGTACTTTAAAGTATACCCCGAAACTAACCCTATTTCAGGCGGTGTCGTAGAGCATATCGTAGATATGTGTACCCGCTACAACGTGTCTCTCATAATTGGGGATGCAGGAGCGGGCGCGCTGGCCAACGCTAATTTGCGTGAGCAGCTCGGCAGCCATCGCGCCATGCAAGTACAATATAAGGGGGGTACTTCAGGTAGCAGTGGGGCCGGGCGCCCTTTTTACTGGAATAAGATTGATCGATTTTTAGCTGAACGCACGACAATGATCGATCACTTCTTCATGTTCGTGAAACGCGCTGGAGTTATCTACCCCAATGTGCGGCAAATGCAGATCCCAATTAGGGATATGCTAAATGAATACGAAGAAGAGACTAAACACGGACGGAAAGTGTGGAGGCATGCCCCCACACAGCCCGATGACAGTCTGCATGCGCAAATCTTTGGATGGATGGCCGCTAAGTTCGCAACGATGGACCCTACGTTTACGTTTAACAGCGCCTAAAAAGAGGCGGCCAGTGTTACCTAGCCGCCTCTGAGCAGAGCCTGCTGACCTTTGGTGCAAAGGTTTTTGGGGTTAGGCCCTGTTCTGACAGGGTGTAACCCCTTTTAGTCTCCGCTCGTCGGAGATGTCAGAACTGGGCATGACCCTCGTCAATGACGACCTGAGTCAAGGGCCTCACAACTGCGACGGTACATCGCACTCTCAAGGATAAGAGACCAGATCACTGCTCACAGCCTTATACCAACGGGGGCGCCTCGTTTGTGACAGCATGCTCTGCGTCGTTGTCCATCTCAGGGGACACCGCCAAGGGCACCTTAGGCTTAAGCTGGTACATGTACATCCGGTTTTGAAGAACAAACCCAGGGTAACTGGCTACAATAATCTCTGCCGGGGCCTGACGACTACGTATGGCCGACTTTGTCAACCGCAGAGTGCGCGCAACATTAAAGATAGGCATGTAGCTGATAGAACCCTTTTGGTCGTTCACTGTAACAACACAAGGATCTAGCAGAACCACTTCTGCTTCAGTCTCATCTTGCACAATGCCCAGTATAGGCCCATCGGCGGTAGCTAAGATTTCAACGCGCGCAGCTCGGCAATCCTCGTTATCTGTGAACTCTACGAATTCTACGTATGACTTAGAAACGGTGTCTTCCGTCTCTATCCAATCGGGGTGCAGAACGCCCCCGTTCTCTACTACTTTTTTGAGGGCCCCGGGCGTAGTGTCATCCAGGATATAGCCTTCTTGATCTCGGATAACTCGCGTCCACTGCTTCCGCGTTTCAGTGACAACGCCTAGAGTAAACGTCATCCCAAATTTTTCAAAGACACGCGTATCTCGTTTACGCCGCCACGAAGGCAGCGTCTCTGAGTTCTGTGAGGAGCTCATTTTCTTCTATGATCCCTTCTTGCTGGGGTACGAATTCGTGGTTGGCAAGGTACTTAGCTAAGGGTTGACACTCCCCATAACTAGACCCCACTTCAATGTCAACTTTGAACGGGACAGGTAGCCAAGGATACTTATCGCGCACACGGGTTTCGGCGTAATGAGTTACAAAATCCTGCAACTCAGCAAGATGCTTCTTAGGGAACTGGAACACCATTGAATCATGCACCGTAAGTAAGTGCCGCGCCCCCGGAAATTCCTGCAAGGGGGTATTGATTTCCACTAACTGCGCTACGACTATGTCTGAACTCGTAGATTGAATCTTAAAGTTACGGGCTTGCCGTATAGCCCGACTACTGTGTCTTGAAACGCTCGCTAAAGGAAAACGTCGCCGCCGGTGGAAATGAGTCTCTACATATTTATTTTTGCTAACTTCCCATTCTATGTCCGTTGCATACTGCTTAATTGCAGGGAACATCTCGTAAAGAAGAGCTATTAGCGCCTTAGCTTCATCAAAGTCTACCCCTATCGTCTCCGATATCTTCATCGGCCCGGCACCATAAAGAATACCAAAGACGACTCGTTTAATCTGAGATCGCTCCTTATCTAGCTGTTTACGATACGCAGCCTGCTCCGGGGAAAGAGAAGCTTTCCCCCTGTCTACGTAGTCTTGGTATGGACGTTTAAAAACTTTGTGTGCAAAGAAACTGTGCATATCAAGGTCTTCATTGAGGGCCTTGATTAACGCAGCGTCATGAGCATACGCCGTAAATACGCGAACCTCGGCGCCCCGATAGTCCACATTGACGATCACAAAATCTTCATTGTCCGGTATAAACAGCTTCTTGATATTCCAACCAGCTAAGAATTTCGGGATATTCTGCATGTTCATATCTGAACTTGACAGGCGTCCGGTACCGGTCCCATTCAGATGAAATTGCGTGTGCAGATACCCGTCCCGCTTAGACAGGGCACGAACATTAGCCAGGAAAGTATTAAGTGCCTTAGAAGCTTTACGCCAGCGCAGTAAACGCTCGATGAAGTAAGATTCGCGGGTAGGAAGTGTCTTATCGGCGTCTTGATACGCAACTAATGGCCCTAAAGATTTAGCGGCGGTGCTGGCTTGCCCTTTCTTAGTCCGAGCTAAAACCTCGTGGCACACTTTAGTGCCATCAGGATGTCTCCACCCCCAGTTGTACAATACGTTAGCTAAGGTGCCCGCGTGGTTTAAGTTTAGGGGGGTGCCGTCGTCCTTTACGGTACCCGCCATTTGATATAACTCAGCCTCCGTAGCCTCAACGATTTTACGCAGTCCAGCGCCCAACACCTCTATGTACGGAGTGTCTACTTTTAGACCCTGGTACTCCATAGCGCCCAGTACCCTTGTAGCGGGAATAGCGTGCGAACGCATAAGACGGGCAACCTTAGAGCCCTCCTTAGCAATGCGGACCTTTTGTACCCGAGCAAGCCGACGCGTCACATCAGCGTCAACTGCGCCGTATACCTGTAACTCCCGCAAAGGCACAGTCTCGAAACCTGCGTCCTGAGAAATCTGCTTTTCTTTTTTGGTACGCGGATCTTTAGGGCGCTTAGGTTTCTTGACCGTCTTAGGTTTCCTGGGCTTTGTGAACCACTTGACGGGCTTACGGGGTTTCCCCCGACGGCCCTTCGGCCAATCTGCGACTACTACTTTCCATGCCGCTTGTTGCCCTGCTAAGTACGCTTTGACGAAGCCGTAGTCTGCTATGGCCTGCGTGTAAGTCGCCATCTCTACATGGTACGCATCTAATGCTGCGTTATAACATACCAGCGCTTCTCTGTACGCCTTGAGCGCGGCTAAGAACTCAGGGTAATCCTCCTGGAGCGCAAACTCCTGGTCTCCTAGTTCCTTGTCTAGGGCATCCACAAGCGATGCTCCCGCTTGTAAAGTAAGGATGTCGTGCAGCTTATCCTCGTAACCGCAGTAATCAGGCAGCCAACCTGCAGTCAGCGTTTTTAAGCCGTAGTTACCCTTCTTATCTTCATCAAGAAGATGCTCACCTAAAAGCGTATCCCAGGCTACGTTACGTACAGTAAATCCATATTTTAGTTCTATGAACTTTAGATCGAATTTAGCGTTATGGAATACCTTAGGCTTAAAGGACCCCAACACACGGGCGATTGCGTCATGGACTTCACTTAACCGGTCTAAATATTCCTTCGGAGCATGTGGGTGGTCATATAATATGGTGGTAGCTAACCCCTCACCCCACCCGAAACAAAAACCAATAATTTTTGCCGCGGCCTTTTCAGGGTAAAGTGTAGTAGTTTCTGTGTCGACTGAGATAGCCCAGTTATCAGGGTCCCCCTGTTTAGCGTAGTTAACGATATCATCACAGGCTTTCACCGCCTGTTCTACAGTAGCAGGTATTATGTATTTTCGAGAAAGAGTCTCTAAAGAAGGGGTTTCCACCGGCCCAGCTAGCGCACGGGTAAAAGCGTTTTTTAGATCTAACTTAAATGTCTCAAATAACCCCGGGTTACCAAGTAACGCTTTCTGGCTAAACGTGACTAACACCGTAGTATTGTACTGCGGGTGGTGAAAAAACTTTCCGCGTGCGTCCTTGTGCTTGAGCTTAAAGCCTAGCTGGCGCATTACCGCCGCGCCCATAGCTACTACTAATTTAGCACGGGTAGACAGTATTGTACTGGACAAGTACGTACTGCAGTGTGTCAGTACCTCCTTAGTAGGCGCTGTGTCATCTTCGTCCATACATTGCGCCGCATACGCATACCGACATTGTACAAACCGGAACTCAGACTCCTTTCGAAGTGCCGCCACCGCTTGCGTAACTATTTTGCCTGCGTGCCCTGTAAAAGGCACATTAACCGTGGCGGCCGTCTCATCGGGTTGGTCGGCTATGATCAGTAAATCAAACGGTGACTTAACCTCCGAGCTAGAAGGGGTACACCGTTTACTCTCTAACCGCGGGCACCCCTTACACAACTTGCCTTTCGGTTCCTGTTCTCTACGCATTTACAAATTCATCCCCCCTAACGGGTCATCTGGATCCTTACTAGACAGAGGTGCCACCACTCCCGCTGCTTTCTGCG